AGAAACAGTGCAGGAAAGAGCCGCGTATTACGGGAACCGGACCCGCGAACAAATGCAAGCTGTGGATCAGGACCTGATGAGGGATGAACATCCCTCGATGCCGATCACAAGAGATCGGCGCAGTCGTGTCACGTTCGGTGGTCGCAGTAGCGACGCCGACTAATTGAAACTGAAGGAGCTATACCATGGCTAACATCAATGGTGCCTTTGGTCTTCGTCCTATCGGCAAGATGGGTCAGAACACCAACAGCACCGGTGCCACTGAGTATCGCATTGCCTCCAGCAACACGAATGCGATCTATCAGGGCTCTCCTGTTATCCCGCTCGCCGCCGGTGTCATTGACATCGTTGGCGCGGACGCAGGCGGCACTGTGGGTCTGCTTGGTGTTTTCTGGGGCTGCGAATACGTCTCGTCGGTCACCGGTGAAAAAGTCTTCTCGAACTACTGGCCGGGGACGGGTGCAGACTCGAACTTCCCCGTCAAGGCGTTCGTGTATGACGATCCCGCCCAGCTGTTCCTGATCGCGACGTCGAACGTCGTGGCAGCGGCTGACACCGAAGCCGAGGTTCGTGCCGCAGTGTTTGCAAACGCAAACTTTGCAGACGGCACCGCCGGTTCGACGACCACGGGTCTGTCGAGCGCAACGCTGGACCTCAACACCATCGCCACCACCAACACGCTGAACATGCGGATCATGGGCGTCCTCGACGACCCGGAAAACTCCGACTTCACCGCGGCTGGTGTGGGCATCATCGTTCGTCTGAACAACCACTTCAACTCGCCGAACGGCGCGATTGCTGGTGGCACTGTTTCGACGACTGGCGTGTAAAGGAGGTCTGAGTTATGGCTATTTCTCGCGCACAACTTGCGAAAGAGCTCGAACCGGGTCTCAACGCTCTGTTCGGCATGGAGTATGGTCGCTACGAGAACCAGCACTCCGAGATCTACACCACCGAATCTTCGGATCGTGCATTCGAAGAAGAAGTGATGCTCTCGGGCTTCGGTGCTGCTCCGACCAAGTCGGAAGGCTCGGCGATCACGTTCGATGAGGCGACTGAGGCGTACACCGCGCGCTACAACCACGAAACCGTGGCGATGGCGTTTGCACTGACCGAAGAGGCCATTGAGGACAACCTCTATGACCGCCTCGGCAGCCGCTACACCCGCGCGCTGGCACGTTCGATGGCCCACACCAAGCAGGTGAAAGCCGCGGCTGTGCTTAACAGCGCCTTCGATGGTGGTGCAACGGCAATCGGCGACGGCAAAGCTCTCTGTGCAACGGACCACCCGCTCACCAGCGGCAGCACGTTTGCCAACGAGCCCACCACTCCCGCCGACCTGAACGAGACGTCGCTTGAGGACGCCCTGATCAGCATCGCCGGTTTCGTTGACGAGCGTGGTCTGAAGATTGCCCTTCGCGGCATGAAACTGATCGTGCCTCGCCAGCTGCAGTTCGTGGCCGAACGTCTGATGGTGTCGAACCTGCGGGTTGGCACGGCAGACAACGACGTCAACGCGCTGAAGTCCATGGGCATGCTGCCCGAGGGCTACGTGGTCAACGACTTCCTGACCGACCCGGATGCATTCTTCATCAAGACGGATGCTCCCCGCGGCTTCGTGCACTTTGAGCGCACCCCGCTCAGCACGGGTATGGAAGGAGACTTTGACACCGGAAACATGCGTTTCAAAGCACGGGAGCGTTACAGCTTCGGTGTTAGCGATCCGCGCTGTGTGTTCGGTTCGCCGGGCGCTGCGTAAGCGGCATCTGGATAGTGAATCCGAAAGGGCGGCTTCGGTCGCCCTTTCTTTTTGTTTGCAGCTCATGTATCCTACCCCCATCCCTGACAGCCCGCATGGTGCGCGCTGACACTAGCCACGACAGGAGACTCCAATGGCTAATACGACTTTCTCTGGGCCGGTACGCTCGGAAAATGGTTTCAAGTCCATCACCAAAAACTCGACGACCGGTGCAATCACCGAGATCACGACCATGGGCGGAGCTCCGGTAGCTCTCGCTGACGGCGATGTGACCCTGACCAATGCGACCCACAGCGGCCGCGTTCTGGTTGTTCCGGATGGCGGACAGGACAACACCTACACGCTGCCCACCCCGGTCGCAGGTGCAATGTTCACCTTCGTCTACGGCGGCGCAGCAGCTGACGCCACGGACTTTATCGTGGACGCAGGTTCGGACACCAACTTCTTCGTGGGCAATGTCGCATTCAACGACACCGACGATGGCGCAGCCTCTGTTGTTTTTGCTGACGGCGATTCGAACAGTGTTCTGCAGGTCAATGTTCCGGGGTCCGCGGTGATCAATGTGATGGCCAAGGACGGCACCAACTGGTACGTCTGGGGTTCGGTCACAGGCGCCACTGCCCCCGCCTTCTCCGACCAAGCGTAAGGGGGTCGAACATGGCCGGCTCTGACGTAAAGGCCAAATTTATCGAGGCCGACACCAACGCAGCAGACGCGGACAGCGTCTGCACTGCGGAAACCCTGTCCGGGGGTGGCGTGCAAGCCATCCCCATCGACGGTGCCGATGCCTCTGGCGGCGTGGCCACATTCACTGCGGCGCGGAAAATCACCGTGACAGCTTCGGGTGCCGATAGCGCACGCACGGTGACGGTGACGGGCACGGATGTGAACGGCGACGCGCAGACGGAAGCGATTGGGGTAACGGCTTCCGGTGTGTCCACTGGAACCTTGTACTTCCGCACTGTTACTGCGGTCACCGTGGATGACGACACAGTGGGCACCCTGTCTGTTGGCATGTCCAACGACGCGTTGGACGTGATCTTTGCCGAGCGGGCGCGACTCAAGGGGGCGTTCATCGTCAACTCTGACACCGCTGGGGTTCTCACCTTCACAAACGGCAGCGCTACGGGCACCGAAAAACTAAAGCTGGGCACGGTTGCTTCTGCAACAGCCGAGCGCGATGTAACCATCCCGTCCGAAGGGATCATGTTTGAAGCGGGCTGTTTCCTGCCATACACGGCAGGCACAACCGTCTTCACGAACATGACGGCCTTTCACGCGTAAGAGGTTCACTCGATGGCTCATGAGATCCGTTCCATCTCGCAGGTCGGAACCTCGGAGCCGTTTGAGCTTCAGGTGGCCCGGGGCCAGATCCCGGGCCACCAATTTATACACCGGCTCGGTCGCGTGCCGCAGATGTCGATCAACACCACGGGCACTGTTTGGGACGTCGATGACACAACTTATCCTTGGAGTGCTTGGGACACCGCTGGCACTATAACGGTAAGTCGTGCAGATGCTGGGGATGCGGATAAAAAAGTCATAATCACCGGATTGGATGCGGACTATAACCCCGTGTCGACCACTATTACGTTGACCAACGCCACAGGCAATACATCCTCGATAGTATTTAAGCGTCTGAATGAGATTCGCATGAACGGCACCTCTGGAAACGTGGGTCAGATTAACGTGTTGAAGGGGGCGACTACCGTTGGTCGAATTGTTGCCGGAGTAGGCCAGTCTCTAAAAGGGACTTACACAGTTCCAGCTGGCTTTACAGCCTACATTACCCAAGGCGTTATGACCATTCGAAGCGGGGCCGACGCCACAGGCACATTTTTCTATCGTCTTCCCAACGATCGGTTTGTGATTGGCCACACGTTTGAGGTCGCCAGTTCAGAATACACCTACGCATTCACTTGCCCACTGGCTCTTCCAGCAAAAACTGATGTGGATGTCCGCGCTTCGGTTCGTACAAACAACGCCCTGATCACCGCGGCGTACGACATCATTCTCATTCAAAATGCGGGGCCGCTCTGATGCCGAAGATCGACAAAGACAGCATGAAGTGCAATAAACCCCGTCGGCAAAAGTCTGGCGGAAAAAAGTTTGTTGTGAAGGCGTGCGACAGAGGCCAAGAGAAAATAGTTCGTTTTGGCGATGCCAACATGAAAATCAGAAAATCCAATCCAAAGGCGCGGGCCTCGTTCCGAGCACGGCACGGCTGCGACAAGGGCACCTTGGACAAGCTTAAAGCCAGATATTGGTCCTGCAGACAGTGGTGAACGACATGGGCAACATCCAACTCTCCCCCGAAGAACTCGAAGCGATGATGGACCGAGCTGCAAAACGCGGCGCCCATGCTGCGCTGAAAGAGCTCGGCCTGCACGACGACAATGCTCCGCAAGATATTGACGAGCTGCGCGGCCTGCTGTCCTCGTGGCGGGAGACCCGCAAAGCGATCTGGTCCACGATCGTGAAGATCACCACCACGGCCATCTTGATTTTTATCACTGGCGCCGTTTGGATGTCGTTTAAGGATAAGGTGGGACAGTAGGATGAACCGTGCTAATATGGCCAAGCAGATAACGGAGGTTCCGATGGCTGGATGCAAAACGAAGATGAAGAACGGCGGCAAGGCTGTAGCCAAAAAGAAAGGTTCCGAGCGCGGCGGCAAGGTCGATCAGATGGCTTGTAGTCCCCGTAAGCAAATGGCTATGGGCAAGAAATAATGGCCAAGAAGGACGCCTGCTACCACAAGGTCAAGTCGCGCTATAAGGTATGGCCGTCGGCCTACGCCAGTGGCGCGCTGTCCAAGTGCCGCAAGGTGGGCGCCAAGAACTGGGGAAACAAATCCAAGCAGAAAAAGGCCAGTGGCGGCCTTGTTCGCGCGAGGATGTTCTGATGTCTGGGGAGTCACTGCGCAAATGGTTCAACCGGAATGACGGCAAGGGCTGGATTGACTGCAAGACGGGTAAACCCTGTGGTAGAAAATCAGCGACGGGAAAGAGTAAAAGACCTTATCCTGCTTGCCGCCCGACTAAAGCGCAATGTAAAAGTGCCAAAGCGAAAGCCGCGGCGAAAAGAAAGACGTCCTCGAAAAGAGTGAGTTGGAAAGCATGAAGGACAGCTCAAAACATCCTCGTGAATCAGGGCCCGGTAGATTTCGCCGTGAGTTGCTCCGCGAAAACTGGAATGAAAATAAAGAGGGGCCCCCCGCTCCACCAAAGCGCGAAGGCCCAGAGCTTAGAAAGCCAGACGGCGGGCTGGAACGGGCGTTGGTAAAACGCTATAAAAACGGCGGCTGCGTCATGGCTGGGCGTGGTGTCCGAGACACGAAGTTTGGATAGAGCATGACCACCTCAGGTTCCAGAGATTTTAATATCGACGCCGCCGAGATCATCGAGGAGGCGTACGAGCGCTGTGGCCTTGAGGTCCGAACGGGCTACGACGCCAAAACGGCGCGTCGGTCTCTAAACCTGATGTTTGCTGACTGGGCGAACCGGGGGCTGAACCTCTGGACCGTGGAGCAAGCTACGCTGACCCTGACCCAAGGTCAGGCGCAAGAGACCCTCGGTGCGGATGT